GTAATACTTCCCGGTTCGGGGAGCGGGGCTGTTTGCGTATCCGCCATGTGTGTTCTCCTTAGATTTGGTATTCCTCAATCTTCCTCGCCATATCTCCAGTATCAACTATACTGGTTAGATGAAGGCGCACTCGTTCGAGGAGTCTTAACGAGAGCCAACACTGCTCCCTCGTATCTACATCATGAACACCTGAATTATTCCAAGTATCCTGTAAATTCTTTTCTAGTGTGTCAAATGATTCCTGTAGTAGTGTGTCTTGTAAAAGACTCTTAGCGTGACGCTCTCTTTCGATGTCTATCATCCCAAGGCTACCGCTTTATTCTTTTCTTTATGGAAAAATATCTTCCCCCCGGCCCTTCTTTTATTTCATAACCAAGTCTTGTCGCAGCCCCCCTAGTTTTGGAAAATGTCGGATGGCTGGCCCCTTTAAAAAGTAATCCCGTCCTTGGGTCGCGGCTAGGCCAGTGGCCGGAAGAATCAGGGCGCAGCCCAGCGGCCCTTGCCCCAGTATAATCATATCCTCTGCCTTTAGGATCAAATCTTTTTTTGGGCATTATGTTGCTCCTGTTGTTATCACCTTTTGGGCGGCCTCAACCTTGTATCTGTCCTATCTCTACTACCGGTTGGTTTTCCTCGGGTTGGTTTTCTACCCATATCCGTAAACAAAGCGTTTTTTCTAGCAGACACTCTCCTTCTTTTTTTGGCTGGACTCAATTCTTTGAACAAAGCATTAAAGTCTTTATACATTTCCTTTTCCGCCTTACTAATTTCTGCTGCATTTCTTTTTCGTTTATTGTTCGCTCTGGAAATTGCGGCCCTATCTTGAATAGATAACTTCACACCATGCTTACTTTTAGGCATTATGTCGCTCCTATGGCTACTGCTCTGTTCTGTTCTTTCTCTAGCGCAAGTTCAGCGACTTTAAGTTGTGCGTCTACCGCATCTTTCTTAGCCTCTTGCTGAATCTTCTGCATCTTAACCTGTACATCAGCCGCCTTGATCTCCAACTCCTTCTGCTTGACTTGCATTTCCATCTGGGCAAGTTGCTCTTCTGGGGTCGGTTGTTTAGGTTGAGGCGGTGGTGGCTTGGTTAAGAAATCATCTACGTTCTGGTAGCCCATTGCTTTAATCAATGCGGCCCCTAGATTGTACATATTCTCTGGGGTTACGATGGGTAGCCCACCCTGCATTGCTTGTGAAGCAAACTGTAACATCTGGGATAGGTGCGACATCTGCTGATCCTTTGAGCCATTACCCAAAGCAACAGATACGGTGCAGTCCATCTTGTCGCTCCACATATCAGGGCGAACAGGAACCCACTCGTTCCTTAACATTACTACTCGTTCCTTATCTTGGTTCTTTAGCAGGAGTTCGTATATACAATACATCAGTTCTTTAACGCCTGTTTCCGCGAACTGACGGGCGATTAACTCTACCCTTGATTGGGCATTGGTCATCACCGCATTCACTGCTGTGGCCGTTGTATGGCTTGTCAGAGCGTCTGCGTTGATACCTTGCGTGTTCTTATTTACTCCTGTCCTAGACTCTCTTATCTCATCCAGATATCCAAGCATCTGGAAGGATTCAGGCTGGAGGGGAGGGGTAGCCAAGGGCATGACGGCTTGTGGGGATTTAACTCTTACCACACCGCCCGGCCTCTGGGTTAAGAGGTCATCAAGATTCGCCTGACCCTCTAAGACGGCATACCTGCCAAAGTTCTGGTTATAGGCGTTGTCCATTAAATTACGCATTAGCGTACTCTTAATTAACTGTAAATCCATAACAAGATCAGCAACTGACAAGCCAAAGAACTTATGCGGTATCTTTAAAGGGGTAATAGAAACGAGCGGTACTTTATCTATTTCCTCATTCGAGAATATATAATCCCCCACTGTACAAACCTTGCGTAGTTCCGCGATACCGTCATCGTTATAATCTGTTCTGATGAAGGATTCATGTAACCAATACTCTCTTAGAGCCTCTTCACCTGTTCCGTCCAGCCCATCCCCCCAAGAGGATGAATTATCAAACTCGTAACGAGCAATTCTTTCCGCATTAAATAACTCTTCGTTATATCCCCCACCTAACTCACTTACATCAAAGCCATCATCAGGGTACATTATCCTTAGTTCTGAAACTGTTTTCTTCACTCTATGGCAGACGAATCGCGCATCCTGTATTCCTTTCGCCTCTCTTGAGATAAGGAATTCATCGGGCGGTACGTTCTCTATGTGGACTCTTCCGCCATAAGATGAGCGCAGCACCACAACGTCATGCAGTCCTACATCAGATACAGTATGCTCTACAACCTCTACAGTTGCAGGGGTGATGAGTAATTGTAAATCTTCCTCACTAAGCCCGGAGTATTCTTCTCTTTCTGGCTCTTCATACTCGTCCCACCATACCTTTACTATGCCATTCTTCTGTAAGAGGGCATCATGGAACCATGAGTAGAGAATTTCCCAGCCGGGATTATCTTTAGTAAAGACGTAGTTAACATAGTCAGTGGCTTGTTCAGAAGCCGCCACATCTTCTGGGCCGTGGGGGGTGAACTTAACCATCTCGTCACCAGACGCAAACACCCTCATCAAAGAGGGTTTGATCCACTCGACAGTATCCTGCACAGTAGAGTCAACGTATTGACTGCGACCATCTACCTCATTACCGAATGGTAGGGCATAGTAATACTTTATAGCCTTCTCTCGCTGTATAGATATTTCACCATCATACCCAAGAGAATCTGCTATCTCTTGACGTATCCGTGATACTAATTCTGTTTCGTTATCAGACAATTCCGTAATTCCTGTATGTTAGATCGCCAGTCCATGCTGGGTCGGAGCCAGCAACAGCATATCTTTGTGATTGGAAGGCGTACCTTGTTGCAGCCATTAAATCATCTCGTAATGGGACGGTCTTACCGTCCTTTCTATGGTACATTCTAAACTCCTCAAACCAAGGGGCAAGAGTAGAGAACACTTTAAACTTACCGGCCTCCATAGATTGGAGCATCGCCATGATGCCTTCTTCGATGGAGTTGGAGCCTTTCTTCCCACCTAGAGGTATGGGGTTGGTGAAATGCTCTAGCAGGAAGTTACAACCTAGATTCCTGTATTGGTCGGCTAGACCCGGATTCCCCATGCTATCCCTGCGATTTCCGTCATGTGGGTAGGCGATGGGAATGAATGAGGGTCTTTGCCTTATAACCTCTGAGTGTGCTGTAGGGCTTGCTTTAGATGCCCTATAGCAGTCGTATATGTAGAAAGTTTCTTCTTCTAGGTCAACCGCACACCATACAACTGCTGTGGGATGATCCCAGCCAAAGTCTATGGCTGCTATTCTGGGCCAATGCTCCTCTATCTCTATGGGAGAGATCATTAAGTTCTCCTCATTTACAGGGAACACAAGTCCTGAGCCAATAGAAGGTCTGCCGTACCTTCTCATCTCCCTCTCATGCGGAGAGTAGGCAGAGAGAATCTGGGTCATCACATCTTCTGATAGGTGTCCTTTCTCCCCTTTCATGGAGGTTATCTTCTCAGATGCGTGATCCCATGTGGCGTTTGTCAAGGACTGCGACTTTTGGATGTTGTTCATAAAGGCCGCAACAGTCTCAGTCATACCCTGCTCAGGGGTGAAGGTCATGTAAACCATCCCCCTCCTGTCGAGGGTTCGTGTCACGGCTTGGGAATACAGTTCCCTGCTGGGTTCTTCATCCAGCCATACTACATCGACTGAACGACCCTGCCATTTATCAACGCCCATCTCATAGGCTTTGAAGTGTAAAGAAGAGTTCCCACCGGAAATGTGCCGTATGAGGGCTACGGACTTGGCATTTGGTACTCCGGGTTTGCGTTCCGTCTTTATTATTAGTCTGCGTGGAATCGCGCCAGAGCCAAAGGCTTCGGGATCATCGGGGGAACCCAATAATTCTGCTTGTACAATATCTCTGGTGGTTTCATTCGATACACCACCTGCCCATGCTGTAATGGGTTGTCTGAACTTGCGTCCTTCCCACCAATCAGGGTACAATCCTGTTAAGTGATAACTCATCTCCGCTGCACCACAGTATGACTTGCCTATTCTGTTGGCAGCCATTAATAAGCGTTGGTTATTCTCCTTGCTAGTGGAGTGGAACTCTAACTGGTAGGGGTAGGGATCGTAACCGTCTATCTTGTTGTAGCGTTCACGCTGCCTTAGTTCCTTGGCTATTTTAACTGCTTTTTCTAGTTCTGCTTTTGTAACCGCTGGCATATATCGCCTTACCTTGTTTGTCTGCTTCCTTTTTGGTCTTATGGACCTTACCCTTGCTGCCCCATCTCCAGCCACCTTTTACTTTTCTAGTCGGCACGTTTCTTCTTCCTTCTGTCGAAATCCCATATACTATCCAAGTTTCCTTTGTAGTCGTACCAGTTTGGCTTCCACTCTCCTGTAATCCATCCTTGTCGGGCCTGATGCCCAGCGCCGAGCGCTGACAATTTAAACCTCTCCCAAGGACTAAGGTCACCCATGCGATTTACTAGATCATCTGTTTTTGTTCTTGCTGCGGCTCTTCGCTCATCTTCAGGCGCTGAGAATGGTACGTTGTTCTTGCTGCTAAATATCTGATGATCTCGCCAAGAATTGTAGGGTATATCAAGTAGTCCCCAAGCAGTTAAACTGTGGGTAAGGTAGTCATCTCCCGGCCTTCTCATTAAAGGAGGCTTAGATATCCCACCCATTCTGGTACTTAGGGTGAAGAGATCATTATTAGCAGATAACCACTTCTTGTACTCTTCTACAGAGCCTTCACCAACAGCCTCAGAGACTGCTTTAGACATTGCTGTGGCGTGTTCTGGGCTAGGGTATGGGCCTCCTATACGGACTTTCTTCCCATTCTGGATTGTATAAAGATACTCTCCCTCCGGGCCTCCCTCGCTGAATGATCTCACATGGCTCATATTATCTCTCTATAGGGATCACTAAGGGTTCTCCATAAGGGTCTACAACTCTCTCATAAGGTCATTTAATTCAGGAGTGCCTTTAACTCTTTCTCTAACTCTTCAGTAGAACTTGTCTCTACATGGGAGATTTCCTGCCTCTCTACAGGTTTATATCCAGCCCTATCCAGTACATCTCTACAGGCATTCAACCTAACCCCTTCAGACACAGCATTAGCCACTAGGTCATTAACCTGCGCTAAAGCGCCGGGAACTGCATCTTGAATCATCTTACGCATTCGCTCATCAATCTCACTAGAGAATTGATTCTTGAGCATATAGCCCATCTGCTTACTACCCTTCTTAGAATAGCCAGCCATCTCCGCTGCTTTGGCGGCATTACCGGTAAGACAGTAACTCTCAATGAATCTTTCTTGCTTGTCTGTTCTCATTTTAAGGGCCTTTAAGGGCATTATTTCAGGTTAACTCGGTTACCCCTTGGTAACCCTACCAGTATCCACCCCTTAAATTCTGAAGGGGGTTAGAGTATAAAATGTCCCACTGGTGAGTGTGGAGGATATTCGATTTAAAGTTAAAAATAAAAAGGGGTTGGTGGGGGGCCAATGCGAATCGTTCTCATTCGCGCCGCCGCCGGGGTATATTAGAATTTGGTTATATACTAATGCGGTAATATGCTGACATGGGAATACGAATCATTCGCATTTGCATTTGGTTTGAACTGTATAAATAAACAGTTGACAAGGAGAAAAATATCTGGGTGGCGTGTGAGTGTGTGGGGGGAATATCTAGATCAACACCTTCACACTATGTCTAATCAAAAGAATCTATACTTAACATTAAACAGACTTGCTCAAACCAGGGTGCAACGTTGAGGCAATAGGCGCATAATCAGCGTAGCCATTGGATATGTCTTAGTGACCGCGTGATGCCCGCTCATAGTGGTATCACGTCATCTGTATCCGGTGGGCTTGCAAGGGCGATTCTTGTTTTTGCGTCCCTAGGTGAAGCCATGCGCGCTGTCCCGGCAATACTGGCAGGCTAAGTAAACCGGCGGAGTAAACCGACTCCTAGATAACGTCGGCGATTACATTTCATTAACGCAAACAAAGGTGAATATCTAATGTTTAACGTAACTAAAATAGAAGGCGCGGTACGCGCTGGCGTAGCGAAATGGTTCAGTGGTGTAGAGAACTTTACCGACCCTGCGAACATTAACCAGTGTTTAAAAGAGTCGGGATTAAGTAACGTTCGCTATACAACCGAGCCGTTGTTTGGCCCGACTAGGGCCTTTGGTTCGCCAGAGATTAAGCGGCACAAACAGATTATTCTTGAGCGATTTGACGGATACGATTGGGTCAAAGATAACAAGTCTGATCTTTACTTTAAAGACGCCGACAAGCGTAGCGCCAAAAACGAAGGGTTGCCCCTTCATGAACGGCAAACGCTCATCCAGCGCCGCGCTAGTGATCGTTATCTCGATATCGTTGGTAAAGAGTACAAACTGCACCAGCCGTCACAAGTGTTCAGCGTGATACATGGCGCAGCCTTAAAACTCGATATTGAAATGGCGCAAGCCGGGATTGTTAACGACGGCATGACTATGTTCTCGCGCATTGATACGGGTCAAATCATTCACTCCAAGGATGCTCAGATACCGCAGTTTTTGTTACTGCTAACTGGCATTGGGAAGTGTACAAAAGGCGGTATATCGCAGCATGATATGGCTTGCCTTAACGAGTGGCAGAGCATGATTAAAAACGTGCGTTGGGGCTTAGGCAGTTACCATCACGGTAACAATTTACCGGCTGAGAACATGCTAGAGCGCATGCTAGTCCAGGCGACAAAAAACCTAGGCGAACAACAACGGCAGATTGACTTGCTGGTTAACACTCAAGTAAAACCGAACGACATTAACGACATGATTAAAAACATCATGTTCGATGTTAAAGGTGATTGGGGGTTAACGCACGTTGCTGATCAGGATAAGCGTCAACGGTTGTTAGCGCGTAATAATCGCCAGTTCGAAACACTGCGCGAGATTGCGAAACGTGAGCCGAAAGTTATGGCGGCTGGCGGCTGGATTAATTCAGACGCTCGCGGTACACCGTCACAGCCAACGGCATACGGTGCTTTTCAGTCGGTCGTTTATTTGATCGATAGGCAACGCACAAGGGGCGCTAGCGGCGCCTTGAGTAGTAACCTGACCGGCACTATGCAAAATCGTAAACAAGCGGCGCTCGATATGGCGCTGGCGTTAGCAGCATGAAGCGCTTTAAACCAGGCGTGGCTACAGCGACCAACGGCCCGTTACCATCGTACAGAGCCGGTAAAGCGTTGCAGCGATTAAAAACTCTCGACGAAGAGCGAAACGGCAACTGGTTCCCGATTGCCACTAAAAACGGCTTAGACAAGTATTGCGAAGAATGCGGCGCACGTCTGCCGCCTTTTCTTTACAGTACCTGCGTCGATTGTTTTTTGAGGGTCGATAAAAAATGCCAGTAATGGTGATTTTGGCTCTTTTGCTTTTGCTGGTCTTGATCCTATAACATGACTTGATAATTCCCGGCGGCTTTGGCCGCTGGGTTTTTTTTTGGCT